GCTGCAATAACTACAGCAGACGCTATAGCAAGTACAACCATTAGTGATGTACTCTATGCGGCACAGGCTGCTGTAACAACCAGCGCTGCTACAGCAAGCTTCACTACAGGTACGTTAGACTATGAAGCCTTAGCAAACATTACCCCCACAGGTGCTATAGCTACAGGTGAAGCAGATCAGTTTGATGATGTAGATGCTAAGGCTAACATTACCCCTACAGGGTCTTCCTCTAGTGCTGTAGTACAGGATGTCTTATACAACTTAACGGCTAATATAATACAACCTGCTGTAACTGCGTTCTTTAATACAGGTACACTAGATTACACACTTACTGCAAACATAACGCCAACAGGTGCTTTTGCAACGAGTACTGCTAGTGACTTTAGTGATGTAGATGCTAAGGCTAACATTACCCCTACAGGTACTAGCAGCAACACCTCTGTGAATGACTTTGCTGATGTAGACGCTAAGGCAAACGTAGTACCTTCTGCAGTGTCTGCTTTCCTTACTATTTATATCGGTGACTTCGCTGATGAGGATGCACAGGCTAGAGCGTTTGTACCCCCAGCTGTGTCTGTAACAAATGTAACAAGTGTTGACTTTGATGCAGAATCCAATATAACTACAGGTAGTGTCATTGCTTCTGTAAGTGCTGATACTATTGAGTATGATGCACAGGCTACCTCTGCATTATCTGGTGTTCTAGCTAATCTGTATCGCAACTTAGATGACCCTGTAGCTGTGATATTCTCGTATCAAGACTTTGCAGATGACTACAACAAGCAGAGTGTTGTGTATGTAACGCAACCTGACTCAAAAAACACTGTATACATAGATAGTCCACACTCAAACAATACTGTGTACATAGCAGCATAAGGAGCAATCATGGCATATAAGTGGCCTGATAAAGATAAAGATGAGATAGTAGACTACAGTGTTGACTGGTCTCGCTTCTTAGGTACAGACATTATATCTGCTGTTACCTGGTATATCAAAGATGCTGCTGGTGTTAAGACACAGTTAGCTGACTCTGATGTGGTAAACGGTCTTCAGTTTGTCACTGGTACAATCTCTGGCAAAGTATCGACAGCACGTTTCTCTTTAGGTACAAACAATATCAGATATACAATTACCTGTAGCATTACGACAGGCTCTGGGCTACAATACGAGCGTAGTATCTTTCTACGTGTACGGGAGAAGTAAGAATGGCATACGACTACATTAGCCTAGTTAACGATATTAACCGCCGCCTCAACGAAGTAGAGCTTACAAGTAACAACTTCCCTACAGCCACAGGTTATTACAGCTTTGCTAAGGATTCTGTTAATGCAGCTATTCGCCACATCAATCAGGAAGAGTTTGAGTGGCCTTGGAACCATGTAGAAGAAACAGAAGTCTTAGCTGTTGGTGAAGTTCGCTATAGTATGCCTTACGACAGTAAGACTATAAACATGAACACCTTCCGTATCAAGCGTGACGCAGATCTTAACGTAGAAACAGTTAAGCTAAAAGTTCTTACTTATGAAGAATGGCTTGACAAGTTTGCTGATTATGAGTATAACTCTGAGGCAAGTACACGAACAACACCACAGTATGTTGTACGTACTCCAAGTAGAGAACTTATCTTTTCTCCACCACCTGATAAAGAGTATGAAGTAGTATATGAGTACTTCCGTACAGGGTTTGACTTAGAGTCTGCCACAGATGTACCTACACTTCCTGAGCAATACCGTTACACTATTGTCGATGGTGCTATGTACTACGTATATCAATTCCGTGGTGATACACAGGCAGCACAATTAGCACTACAAAAGTTTGAGCAAGGCATTAAACAATTACGTAGCTTACACATTAATCGCACAGAATACCTGCGAGATACACGAGTACATTTCTGATGGCTACACAGTGGCAGACATTCCCTATTGAGTTTAGAGGTGGTCTTCTCTCTAACCTTAGTCCTCTACAGCAGGGTACTAATGCTGTTGGTTCTGCTACTATCTTGCAGAACTTTGAAGCCTCTAAAGAGGGTGGCTACTCCAAGATAAAAGGCTATGAGAAGTATAGTGATACAGAAGTCACAGGCTCTGGCGCTATCCTAGCTCTGAAAGTTATTAGCTCTGGTCGTATTGTAGTTGCTAGGAAGAATGCATCCAACGTAACAGAGTACTACTACGGCACAGGTACTACATGGACATCTATGGGTGCCAGACCTTTGCTAGGGGGTAAAGCTCGTACCGCTATGTACAACCTAGATGGCGATGACAAGGTTGTCTTTGTAGATGGGGTCAACTACCCAGCTATTTACAACACATCAGGTAACACTCTTACAGCAGTAACAGGTTCTACAGATGTACTAGGTGCAGAGCACGTTGCAGTGTTTAAGGACACAGCATTCTACGCTAAGGGTAACAACGTATTCTTTACTGCCCCTTTTACTGTTGACAACTTTAGTGCTGCTGATGGTGCTGGTTCTCTTAATGTTGCCTCTGATGTAACAGGCTTAGCTGTCTTCCGTGACCAGCTTATTATCTTTACTACTGACAGCATCAAACGCCTGACAGGCAACACCACATCTGACTTCCAGGTTTCACCTATCACAGACCGTATTGGTTGCGTAAGCGGTGACACTATCCAAGAAGTTGGTGGTGATATTATGTACTTAGCACCTGATGGTATTCGCCTTCTTAGTGCTACTGATCGTATAGGTGACTTTGGGTTGGATATTGCATCTGATCCTATAGCTAAGGATGCTACAAAATTCCTCTCTAGTACATCTAACTTCACATCTGTTATTCTACGTGAGAAAGCTCAGTACCGTATCTTTGCATATCTTGAGTCAGAGCAAAGGGAGGTAGCTAAAGGGCTAATCGCTACTAAGTTTGTATCGCAGGGTGCGTCTGGTATTAGCTGGTCTACTACCTTTGGCATCCAAGCTTACATAGCTGACAGCCGCTACTCTGGTACAGCTGAAACTATTGCTTTTGCTAATGGTGACGGTTACATCTACATCATGGATACAGGCTCTAGCTTTGATGGCTCTAACATTGACGCTATCTATGAGTCACCCTTCATGCCTATCTCTGATCCACAGGTACGTAAGTCATTCTACAAGATGACCTTGTACGCAGAACCAAGTGGACCTATGGATCTAGGTCTAAACATTAAGTACGACTTTGATACTGTTACAAATACGGGTGTAATTCAACCAGCCACACAGCGTGTAGAAAGTACAGGCACAGCTATATTCCTGTATGGTAGCTCTGCTGCAGCATTTGGTACAGCTACTTATGGTGGTGAGCTTGACGTTGTGTACAATGCAAACCTAGTAGGTTCAGGTAAGACCATAGCAATACGTGTAGAGGATCTCTCTACTAACCCTACATTCACTCTAGACACAGCCCTGCTAGAGTTTAGACAAAACGATAGACAGTAAGGACTAAAACATGGCAGGTTATACACGTCAGGATACAGCAAACAACATTGCTAACGGTAACGTTATTGATGCGGATGACTTTGATAATGAGTACAATGCCATTGAGGCAGGCTTTAACGCATCTACCGGACATAAACATGATGGTACTGCAGGTGAGGGTGCACCTATCACTAAGGTAGGTCCAGCGCAGGATATTATTGTATCCTCTTCTAGCGTACTACCTAAGACAAACAACACTGTAGACTTAGGCTCTGCATCTGTTAAGTTCAAGAGCGGTTACTTTACTACTGCATTGAGCAGCGCCACAGTTAGTACTACGGGTGACGTATCTGTAGGTGGCAACCTTACAGTAACAGGTAATGCTACTATTGAAGGTAACTTAACTTTTGGTAATGCCCCCACAGATACTATCGACTTCCAAGCAGACGTTAACAGCAACATCAAACCAGAAGTAACTGGTACGTTTAACCTTGGTAGTTCTACCCAAGAGTGGAACAACTTGTGGCTAGATGGTACTGCAAATGTTGATACTCTTACTGTAGACGAAAACGCTACTGTAGCAGGGACTCTTGCTGTGACGGGTGTTACAACCGCAACAGGTGGAGTTGTAGGGAACGTAACAGGTAATGTCACAGGTAACGTAACTGGTAATGTTACGGGTAATGTAACCGGAGATTTGACTGGAGATGTTACAGGCGATGTTACTGGGAACTTGATTGGTAATGTGACTGGTGACCTTACAGGCGATGTTACTGGAGATATTACGGGTGACGTGACGGGTGATGTGACTGGCAACTTAACTGGTAATGTTACAGGTAACGTGACAGGCGATGTAACGGGTGATCTTACAGGCGCTGTGACTGGTAACGTAACAGGCAACGTAACAGGTAATGTCACTGGCAATCTAACTGGCGATGTAGTAGGTGATGTAGTAGGTGACTTAACAGGTGACTTAACAGGCAACGTAACAGGTAACGTAACAGGTAACGTAACAGGTGACTTAACGGGCGATGTAACTGGCAACGTAACTGGCGATGTAACTGGCGATGTAACCGGCGACTTAACGGGTAACGTAACTGGTAACCTTACAGGTGATGTAACGGGCAATGCAGACACAGCAACTGCCTTGGCTACCGCACGTAGCATTACGCTAACAGGAGGTGTAACGGGTACAGCCTCTTTTGATGGCACATCTGACATAACAATCGCTGCGACTGTACCTACAGAAGCCATTGCTATTAGCGATGTTGTTGGGTTACAGACAGAGATTGACACTAAAGCTGAACTAGCTGGCTCCGCCTCTCAAGCTTTCTCAGCCTCTACCCTCAACGCTACTACAGTAGACTTAGGTGATTGGACTATTACGGAGTCAGCAGGTGTCTTGTACTTTGCCACTGGTGGAACAAACAAGATGAAGTTAGATGCATCAGGCAACCTAACAGCAGTAGGTGATGTCACAGCTTACGGTACTGTATAATGACCTCTATATCCTTGACACCAGACGAGCTAGAAGCTATGCTTGATCGTGCAGCAAGACGTGGCGCTAAAGAGGCTCTTAGGTCTCTGGGGTTACAGGATGCAGACGCCCAGCGCGACTTGCACGAGATGCGCTCTTTACTCGAAGCTTATCGTGACACAAAGAAAAGCATATGGACAACCGCAGTAAGAATATCAACAGTAGCTTTGCTATCATTCATAGCAGCATCTGTGTGGATGCAGATAGGGAATAAATAATTATGGCTAAGAAGTTAGTAGGTTTTAAGCCTGAAACATTACAGAAAAAAGTACTGCCAGCACTAGGCTATAACGGACCTATGGACGAAAAGTCTATAAACCTTTTCCTTGCATCTAACCCTGCAGCCGCAGCACGTATGGGTAAGTTCACACTGTCAGCTAGACGTATTGTTGAAGGTTCCCCCATGCAGATGGCAGAGGGTGGTGACACTACAACAGACGAAGAAGAAGATACCACAACAGACGAAGAAGCACCTGCTCAAAGCGGTCTTGGTAGCGCTGGTGTTATGACTAAGGCTATCACATCTGATCCTCGTAAACTAACTGTTAAAGCAGACACGGCTGCATCTACTGGTACAGGTACAGACATTGCTACTGGTACAGGACAAGCAACTGCAGCTGACACAGCAACGACTACTACAGCTACTCAAGCACCAGATGCTGTAGCCGCACCCACCACAGATGCTTCTACTGTTACGGCTGATAAAGCCGCTGTTGATGTAGATGCATCCCTTAAAGGTGAAACGGCTGCTACAGGTGAAGTAAGTGACGCTGCAACTATGACAGCTGCAGAGGGTGACCCTACCAAGATGGCACAGTTAAAGCTGGATGCTGCACAGGGTGAAGCTGCTACAGTAGAGGGCGCTCCTACACGTGTACTTGAGACAGGTGAGATGATTGATGGCTCAACTGTAGATCAACAAAAAGTTCAAGACATCTATGGTACAGAACGCTTAGAAGCTGCTAGTGTCAAGGATGAGATGGCAACTCTCATGGAAGACTTTGAGGGTGGCGAGACACCAGCATGGGCAGCAGGCGCTATGCGGGGTGCTGCAGCTGCTATGGCTGCCCGTGGTCTGTCTGCATCATCAATGGCTGGTATGGCTATTGTACAGGCCGCTATGGAGTCTGCACTACCTATCGCTCAGATGGATGCATCTAACAAGCAAGAGGTAGCTATGGAGTCAGCACGTCAACGTGCAGGCTTCCTCAACATGGAGTTTACTCAAGAGTTCCAAGCTAAGGTTCAGAACGCTGCTAAGATCTCTGAGATAGCTAACATGAACTTCACTGCACAGCAGCAGGTAGCTCTTGAGAATGCTAAGATGGCTCAGACTATGAACTTAGCTAACTTGGATAACCGCCAAGCTAAGGTTATGGCTGATGCTGCTGCTATGTCTCAGATGGACTTAACTAACCTTAACAACCGTCAGCAAGCTCAAGTACAAAACGCTCAAGCATTCCTGCAGATGGACTTAACTAACCTTAGCAATGAACAGCAGATGAACATGTTTAAGGCTCAGGAGCGTGTCAACTCTATCCTGTCTGATACTGCACAAGAGAATGCTGCACGTCAGTTCAACGCTACAAGTGAGAACCAGACTAACCAGTTCTTTGCTTCACTTGCTACACAGGTATCACAGTTTAACTCAGAGCAAAAGAACTCTATGTCCCGTTTTAACGCGGGTGAGGCAAACGCTCTCGCACAGTTTAACACAAGCCAACTCAATGCTCGTGAACAGTTCAACGCTACGAACCACCTTATTGTAGCTCAGGCTAACGCTCAGTGGGCGCAGTCTGTAACAACAGCTGAGAATGCTGCAAACAACCAAGCTAACCGTGACGCCGCTCTTGCTGCTAACAACTTGACTATGACCGCTTACAACAATATCATCCAGCGTGAACGAGATGTTCTTGCGTGGGCTTGGCAGTCTGGAGAGAACGCAGCACAGAGGGATGCAAACATTGCCGTTGCTAAGATACAAGCTGAAGCTTCCGCAGCTGCTGCTGGTGACACTGACTCTAGTGGTCTTTCTGCCGCATCCGGTTCGTTCCTTGGACAGATTGCTATTAACGCAGCAGATTACTTATTCGGAAAAGGTTAAACACACTATGCCAGAACCAGACTATAACCCATCCGCAGTATCAAGCGCACCCACAAGCTCACCAAGCCCACAGTCACGCCCTAGTGGGTTAGGATCTCGTTCTGGTCGCAACGTGGATGCGGATATGTATGCGGGTTCCAGCTATGCTCCTACGAGTGGTGCTGGTACATCTAGTGCAAAGCAGACATTCTCTGCTAAAGCTACATCTACAGGTGGCTTTGCTGCGGCTGCGACAGCTAAAGATGATGACGGCCCAAGCTATGGGCAACTGTATAGCAATACAGCTATGGCTTTGACAGCTGCAGGCGCTACTCTCAAAGCACCTACTCAAGCAGTCTATAACCCTATAAATCTGTACTCTAGTCAGAATATGCAGGAGATCGCTACTGAGATTAACGACTACCTTCGTGGTACAGCAGTTGATGACGCTATGCGTGAAGCGCTTAATATCCCAGAGGTATATCAGGGAGCGCAGACTGAAGAAGAGCCAGACCCGAATATCACAGACCCGGACGTTCTCAGAGATGCACTACAGCCTGAGCCTATCACTGTAGAGGAACTGCCTGACGTTATTACTAAGGCAGGTGATACACTAAGCGCTATTGCGGCTTCTGTTGATTTGCCCTTACAGGCTGTCATTGATGCGAATCCACAGATTGCTAATCCTGATATGATTCGTCCAGGTCAGAAGATTAACATGCCGTCTAGACAAGTTACGTCAGAAGAGCGCACAGCGTTGACTTATATGAGCGACATCACTAAGTCTCAAGCACAGACAATTACGAGTAATGGTACTTTTTCTCTACCTAAACTCAAGAGTGCTGTTAAGGGATCCATAGGCAATACTAAAAAACAAGCTATGCTTGAGGGTATTGTTGATGTAGAAGTAGGAACAGCTGGGCCCGTCACTGAAACATCTTACAGTCTTTCAAATCTTGAGGGCTTTACAGGGACGTGGAGACAACGATCTATTGATGCAGGCCTACTAGATGGAAACGGAAATGCAACACCCTTAGCAAGACAGCTAAACTCGCAAGGTACTCTAGGTGATACTATTTTTGATGTTCAGTATGCTGGCAGAAACGGCAATGGAGATCTTGCGAGTGGAGACGGTAGTACCTTCAGGGGTCGCGGTCTAGTACAAATCACAGGGCGTCAAAATTACCAAGAAGTGCAGAACAGGCTACAGGAACAAGGTATCAATATAGACCTTATCAACAACCCTGAGTTAGTTAATGATGAACGTTACGCACTACCTGCAGCTATTGCTTATCTGGACTATGCAGGTATGACTGACTCAGCCGCAGAAGAGATGTCAGCTAGAAAGCTTCAAGTGATAATCAATCCCAGTGCACCTGTAGCTACTGCAGAAGAGCGTTGGGAGTCTGCTATAACAGCATTACGTGCAGAAGACCCTGTTGCGGCAGCTGAGATGGAGAAGCGTAACGAGTACGAAGCTCAACGAACAGTAGGCGCTGTTGTTGATGGTTTGATAGGGCCAAACAGTGAAAGGGCTATGCGTTCTTGGTTACAGCAAGAGGGTGTTACTGTTCCAGTAAACGCAACAGGTATGGATCTCGTTGTCTTAGTTAACGAGAACTCCTGATGTTAGGACTACCTCTAGAACTCATCACAATGCTAGGCTCCACCGTGTTAGGTGGGGTCATGTCTGTATGGGGCCAGTCTATCAAGGCTAAAGAAGCCCAGCAGAAGATGCTCATGGAACGTGCCAGCTTCAACGCTAAGCAAGTAGCGATGGCTCGTGACGCAGGAAAGAACGATAAACATTTCGCTTGGACACGAAGACTTATTGCATTATCCTCAGTCTTTGCTATTATTGTTCTACCAAAGCTAGTCGCTGTCTTCTACCCAGAAGTTAGTGTCATCGTAGGCTACACAGAAATTCAAGCTGGGTTCCTAGACTTTATCTTTGGTCCCGGTGAAGAGATGGTAAAGTGGAAGTATGCACAAGGCTTTGTCATTACACCGTTAGATACACACATTGTCTCAGCCATCGTAGGTTTATACTTCGGTGCTGGATTTACTAAGTAGGATATAAAGATGCCAATAGCAGGACCGTTTGATAGACCCATTCCGGGTGAGTCACTTACAGGTGAACCACGTAATAACCCTTGGGAGCAGCCACCTCAGATGTCAGATGTTAATGAGGTGGCTATGTATTACCTTGAGCGCCTTAACAATGATGAAGTGCTGCAGGACTTTGGTACTATGATTCAAGCTGGGGTATCTCTAGCTCCTATCGTAGAGACTACATACATGCAGGGCGTTATGCGTGGATTGCACACAGTAGATGCAGGTCTTGTTGTAGCACCTGTTATCCATGCATATCTCAAGGCTTCCTTAGAGGATATGGGCATCACTGTAAAAGACTCTAGTGTTGATCCTCAGAAGAAAGCTGAAGATGCTGAGATGCAACGCTTTATGATGACAGCTAGTGCCATGCTAGACAAAGAAGAAACAGAGACACCCGATCAGGGCCAGCAGATGGTGCAGGATATGGTTGATACGCAGGAGGGAGAACCTGTGGAGGAAGAGATGACACCAGAAGAAAAGCCTATGGGCTTGATGGCAAAAGGGTAATACACAATGGCATTCAACAAAGATGAATTTTTAGCCGCATTTCTAGGTCAAGTCTCTACTGGTATAGCTAAGAACCGTGAGGAAGCCAAGGCTTACAAAGAGAAGCAGGAAGAAGCTTTTGAGCGTAACGTACAGCTGATTAACACTCGTTCTACTAGAGCGGGTGCTGCTGTTAATCTAGGTAAAGAAGCCCTTCAGTACTTGCCTGAGGGAGCAGACGCTAAAGCTATGGTTCGTACAGCTATGGCTTCCGGTATGACTGGTGTAAAAGAGTTTCGTGACAAGCTTGCAAAAGCACACGCAGAGGCAGGCTTATCCGCTGGGCAAAAGCTATCTATGAACGATGTTGAGGCTATCATTAGTATGCCTAACATTCCTAGCATTGATGCCTCTCTCATCGACATGTCTCTCGAACAGTTTGCTAAAAAGACATATGGTGCTTACGGTGAAGCTACCCCTGCAGAAGATAGTACTGGTGTAGTAGGTAGGCTCTTTGGATTTGGCGCTAAGACACGTGCACAGGAACAGCTGCGTGAGATGCCTGGTATGGGCGAGATGTCTATTGCTGATGTAAATGCTGCAGCACGTCTGAATGAGTTTAACTCTCTTATTCCTAACGCTGTAATGTCTTTCTCTGAGATGGAACGCTTTGGGCGCAACGATGGTTACACCTTTGCCAACGACATGACAGAGTTGTTCCAAGAAACTATGGAGTCTAAAGAAGCTGACGATAACGTTGAGGTGGCAATACGAGCATACATAGACCAACAGGCGGCAGCGGGTATCAGAGAAGGGGATATACCTGAAACAGATCTAAATGTCGTGCGTAGAGAAGCTCGTAGAGCTTACGCTGAAAGGGCGGTGGATAAACTAATTCGACTCAATGCAGATCAGTATGCAGGCCCAGCTGGTTTCTTTGACCACTCTTTTGCGATGGAACAGATAACTGAACTTATGGGTGCAGACTATCTAGAAGAACTCAAGAAGTCTTACGGCATAGAAGATGGAGACAAGCCAGAGGAGACGCCAGAAGCGTTACCTATGGATGAGATACCAGCGTCTGCTGATGCGTTATCTAGCATGTCAGGTGAAGAGTTACTACCACCACCTTTACCAGTAGATCCTACAACAGTGTCTTCACTACCAGAGGGTAAGGAACGTCCAACGGGTGACACAGGCGGTGATATTGTAAAGCAACGTAAGTGGGATAAACAGTACGGCGGTCGTTACAACGCGGATAGAACACCTATCATAGTTGAACCTAGACCCACAGACCCCAATGCTACAACTACTCGTACTAAGCTTCTATCAGGTAGAGAATACCAAGTTAATGCGATTGAAGAGTGGGATAGAAAGTATGGGGAAACCCACAACCCAGACGGAACACCCAAGCAGTTTGAGGATGACTAAACATGAACTTCTTTGAACGCCAAGAGTACATTAAGAATCTTACCAGCGGTGTACCTAAGAAAAGGGTTGAGCCTCTATCGTTTGATCCAGAAGAATCCCTTACAGTAACAGACATACAGTCAGACTATAAGTATTCACAACCTATTCGTGACTACATGATTGAGCGTATGGGTCAGGACTACCGTGGCAAAACAGATGAGGAAGTAGTAGATGATTTTGTTAAGCACATGCGTTACTTTAACGCTAACACTGTCTCTACTGCAGGTGAAGTACGCTTCGTCAGTAAAGCTAACGACAGGCAGAAAGAAACAGCCCGTAAAGCTTACCAGATATATGACCAACTAGGTAACGTATTTGTTAATGATGGACTCATGGGTGCCGTGTCTGGCGTAGGTGACTACGTGTTTGCTGCAGCAACTGACCCTACCAACTACTTAGGTTTGCTTACTGGTGGTATTGGACGTGCCGCTGCTGGTGGTGCTCAAGTCACCGGACGTGTAGCTATCAAAGCTGCAGTACAACGCGCTGGGCGTGAGGCTCTTCAGAGTGGTGCTACTGCTAAAGCTGCTAAAGAGGCAGCTATAAAAGCGGGTAAAGAGGCTGCTGCTAGAGCGGCTGCTCAGGGTATGTCTACTCGCAGGGCTAGAGGTGTGTATGAAAAGGTCTCAGAGAAAGTTGCCCAAGAAGGTAAGAGAGCTTTAGCTAAAGACGCTATGAAGTCGAAGCAGAAGGAGTTGTTCCAGACAGCTGCTACTAAATCCCTGTACGCTACTACAGGCTTAGACGCACTAGCTTCCGTATACCAAGACGTAGCTGCACAGCAAGTTATGCTAGATGTTGGAGCACAGGAAACCTACAGTAAGACACAGACCGCCTTCTCCGCTCTCTTAGGCGGTGTTGCTGGTGGCGCTCAGTTAGTAACTCGTAAGGTAGGTGCAGGTAAGTCTGGTTTAGAAGACACACGCACTGAGGTGGAGAAGCTTGCTCAGAAGACTATTGATGAGTACGCCCCTATCCTGAAGAAGAAGGATACTCCTGAAGCTGCTAAGGCTATACGTAAAGCAGCAGATAAGTGGAACGAGAAAGTAGCTAGAGGTGAGTTTGGTAAAGGTGTCATTGATGACTCTCAACTTATTAAGGAGATCATGTTTGGTGACACCCCTGGTAAGATTGGTGGTCTCGCTGGTGTGTTTAATGACAAAGGCTACAAGATTGGCAAAGAGATCCACGTCTCTGATGTCATGACAAACGTAGCAAACTCTCTCACACAAGAAGAGCTAACAAGTATCAACGCTACTATGGGTAAACACACAGGGTTTCAGTTTGGTGACCTTACTGGATCACGAGTTAAGATGGGTGATTTACTTGCAGCACGTATGAGCGAAGCTGGTAAGACTCTTAACGTTGCATCTCAGATGCGTAAGCTGCTTGATTCAGGACTACTAGCTGCAGAATCTAAGATACAGAAACAAGTAGATGCTATTGATGAGGCAGAAGCTAAAGCTGCTAAAGCCTCTGAGCCACTACGCTATGGTCAGTCTGTATGGAAGCGCTTGCTTGTCTCCTCACCAGCTACCACAGCACTCAACGTTGCTGGCTTTGCTCAGTACTATGTAGGTCAGACTATCGCTGATCTGTTTAGCTCAACAGCGTTGATGACTAAGGGCTTGGCACAGTCTGCCTTTGACACTAAGGGTGCTCAAGAAAGCTTCCGGCAAGCAAGTGCGCTACGTACACTACAGGTACAGAAGATCCGTAACTTGATGGACCCATACACTACACGTGATGCATACATGAAGTTTCTCAGTGACCCTGCTAACGAGTCTGCACAGAAGATGCTGTTCGAGACTATGGCAGGTGGTGTTGATGCGTCAGCTAAACGCTTTGGTATTAACCCAGACAACCCTACCTTCCGTAACGTAGAAGCCTTTACTACAGCTATGAACCAGATCACTGGTGTGCGTATCCAAGATACATTCACTAAGTCTCAGATGTTCATGAATGAGATGGACAAGTACCTACGTCTGAAGAAGGGTACGACTCTCAAGGATGCACTGTTATCAGATGAACCTTTTGATGATGATATTATCCAAGGTGCACTTGATACTACGCTGAAGTCTGTGTTTGCTAAGGATTACACAACAACTGAACAACCAGAGTTGATACGTAAGTTAGCTGCTGGTGTTGAGTTTATCTCTAACACACCTGGCTTTGGTACTATCCTACCCTTTGGGCGGTTCTTCAACAATGTTGTTGCAACAGCGTACCAGTGGTCACCACTAGCTGCACCTGAGGTACTTCTTAAGCCCTTCTACAAACGTATTATTGCTAAGGAAGGCCCAGAGATAACTGAGATGGACGCTATTGCTCGTATGACAATAGGTTCCGCTGGGTTGTACTTGGCTGCTGAATACGACAAGGAACGTAGAGCTGAAGGCTTGGGCGTGTATGAAGTTAATGTTGGTGGCGGCAAGATTGTAGATGCTAAGAACACATACCCCTTCTCAGCATTCCTTGCAGCTGGGCGTATCTTCAACCTAAAGAGAGACGGTGAGGTTGTACCACCTGAATTGTTGACTGAGTTTGGTACACAAGTAGCTGTTGGTCAGCTTGCAAAAGATGCACAGTTTGGTAATGACCTAAACAACCTACTAGATGTTCTGATTAACTCAGATGCTGGTGCTCGTGGTGCCTCTATGGATGCATTCGCTAAAGTGTTTGGTAACTTTGCCTCTGGCTTTACTCGCCCTCTTGATGCGGTGAACAAGGTAGTAGGCTTTGCTACAGGTACAGACACAGCTAAAGATGTACGTCAGGCTGATGCTATGGGTATCTTCACTCAATCATCCACTAAGTACTTCGACAATATCCTTGAAGCATTCATTGACAAGACAGACACTATCACTGGCGAAGACTTGGCAGTAGCTACACGAGAGGGTGACATCTATGATGCTAACCCATTCGCTAGGATCTTTGGTCTGACTATCAAGCAGGGACGTACAGCTACAGAGAAAGCTTACTCCATGTCTGAGATGCAACCTTGGACAGCTAATGAACGCTCAAAGCTACCTGCTTATGATAAAGCTTTCAACGCAATGCTTGCACCTGTACTGGAACGTCAGACGCAGCGGCTGTTGATGACTGAGGAGTTTAAGGAAGCTAACCTTAACAAGCGTAGAGGTATGTTGAAGGCTGTATTACGTAGTGCTAAGAAGCAGATACGTGAGCGGATGGATAAAGGTTATACCTCTGGCGACAATGTTAAGATGCGTATGGTCTACAAGGCTCAGACTATGTTCCCTAAAGAGGTACAGCGTGAGACCGCTAAAGCCATGAAGGATAAGTTTGGCATAGATGGTAGCTTAGATGACTACTCATTTGCTGAGTTAGACTTATTCATGGAGTACGCAGAGTATCTCAAAGATACCTTCGATGCAGCAGCAGAGTTTTAGACAAAGAGAGAGGGGGCCAAGCGGCCCCCTTACTTTATTCCGTGTATGTCTGCTGCGCGTCTAGCCCACATCAAAGCTTCTATAAGCCTCTCCTTGGAATGTTCCTTCTCCCCGCACTCATGTAAGTTATCTAAGATGTAGTTGTCTAGATCACACGCTGCTTCTGTTAAGCCTGTGTTGAACTTATTCTTCTTGCTCTCCACAAAATCCTGTGCCTCTAGCTCTATCTTTTTCATCCTTTACTTTCTACTCTCTTTAGATAATCTAACGCCAGCTGTACACCTGCAAAGTTATCGCCCAGCATACCAATACCACGATTACAACTACCACATAGATGACCTCTGTACTCTCCTGTTTGATGGCAGTGGTCTAGGTGTAGCTTACCCCCTTTAACATCTTTAGCATCTACAGAACAGCAATCACAGGTGCCATAAGCTCTATGTCTATATATTCTGTTTAGCCTTTTCTGATCTGCAGACCCTTGAATATGACAGGTTTTACACCTGCTGTCATAGTGCTGTAACTTTGTACCATCTCTAGATATACTAGAGACCCCTTTGTAGAAGTATTCCTCTGTGTCTGGAAAGCTAGTACCACAATAACTACAATTCTTATGTCTTACGTTAGTAGGTAGTACTTCTTCCTTCTCTTCTTCAAACAAACTTAGCTGCATCACAAACCTTCCTTCATGAATACCTTGACCCACTCAGCGCAGATACCACTACGCACAATGTCATCAATGCCAAACTCTACCACAGGTACATCAAGCATATGCTTCTTAGCTAGGTGAATGATCTTAGCTAGACCAGACGTACCCTTTAAGTCAGACTGCTGGATGTCACCATTAAGTACAATAGTACTGCCTTCACCTACACGAGTCAACAGCATCTTGATCTCTGGTATGTCTATGTTCTGCGCCTCATCTACAATGATAAACGCATTGTCAAAGCTACGTCCACGCATCAACGCCAGAGTAGCTACTTCTATGTTACCGTTCTTAACTCCTGTATCAACTGCGCCACGGCCTAAGTGTTTCACCAGTACGTCTAGCACAGGCAACGCCCACGGTTGTGCCTTCTCTTCTAGCGTACCTGGCAGGAACCCTATATCTTTACCTACAGCTACGTGAGGGCGTGTGATAACAATCTTGTCTATCTCTTTTAGTGTGTACAAGTCTGCGGCACACGTTGCTGTAACGTAGGTCTTACCTGTACCAGCAGGACCAAGGATAAGCACCTGCTTGCTGTTAGCAATAGCACTGATTAACTTTCCTTGGTTCACTGTCTTAGGTACGATACCAGAGGTAGGCTTACTAGCCGCGCCCTTATAGTTTGTCTTACGGCGTGTACGTGTAGGCTTCTCTAAGGGTTCGATGTTGTTCATTAAGCGTTCTCCGGTACAGCTGTACA